TATACTGGAATTATAGTAGGTAGCCAAACTAGTGTTTAGATTAATTGCGTCTATTATAGCAGATTGCCCCTCAACTCGAAGCATTGTTAACGCATTAGCCGAAGCGGTAAGCCCCATCTCCAGCCTTGTTTCTTGCTCTTCCTCTTCGTCGTCAACGATACGGTTGCCGTCCTGATCGTATTTAAAATTGGTGTTGCTGTCTAAAGTTACAAGGACAACATCGTCTTCAAGCGCGTCATAAACTTCGACTTTAACTACGGCTGGCGCGGGCTTAACGTAACCAACGCAGTTAGAGTTTAATTGTGGATCGTAACATGCGTCAACTCTATAGCTGTAAACCACAACCGCATCCTGAACGCTGCCCGTACCTTCAACAGAGATGGAGCCATTACCCCAATTCGCGCTGGGAATGTTTCCCAAGGCAAATGATTTTGTAATTCTGTTTCCGGGGACGCCGCTCCAATCATCTGTCTCTCTAAAAATGTACCCCCCGCCTTGGGCCTTTAGATTGCTGACGTGGACTTTCATGGCGTCTTCAGTATTTTTTACTGTGCGGTATCGGTAGATTAATCCGTTAATGTCTAATCCCGGTATATCAGGTAAGATAGCACCCATTGACCAGTTTAGCGCCCCGTGGGCCGCGTTTCCCGTGGCGCTGTACGTGAACGGCTCAGAGGAGGAGGAGGAGGCCAAGAGCGCCAAGGACAGCACCCACCCCGAACTTTGTGTCTTTATCCACATTTTTTATCATACCTTTTATAGCGCCCTCACCATCATCCGCATATGTTTCGGGTTCGATAAGCTCTTGTTCCTCCCAAGCCATCGTCGCAGCGTCGCCTATCAATCCGTTGATTGGGCAGGGAGTTCCAGCATTTTTCATCGCAAGTTTTACGTTTGAATCTTGGCACATTACAGACACAGCCGCCACTTTCATGCCCATATCGTACATGGTTTTAGCATTCTTTAACCGCAAACAGTTCTCTTCCGTGTAGACCTTGCCTACGGATATTCCAAGAATTTGGGTTTGGACTGCACCAGATACGCCAATCGTGCAAAGGTCGCCCGTCCCAGTGCTGATCTGTGGAGAGATTGCAGAAGGCGGGGGGCTGCGAACCGTGGTGTCCATAGTACCAGAGGAGGTGACATTGCTGTCACTATACACTGTGTCCGCAGCTTGCGCTGTGCCTCCCAATAACAATAACAATATGGCAATTATTCTTGTCACTTTAAGATACCTCATCCCAGCTTGTTGTGGCTTCGTTCCAAGTGTATATTTTGCCATCATCAGGGTAAGCCACTGAAGATTCCCAGAGACAAGTATCATTGTTTAAACCCCAACTTGGGTACGGTTTAGGTGCGTAGAAAGCATCCCGTGTACTATCATATGTCATTCCTATGCCTGCAAAGTTTTTACGAAGAGATGTTCCTCCTAAAGAGTGGACGTTGCCAAGGGTATTGTACGATGTTTGAACCCAAGTACCTTCCTGAGTGTCGATAAAGTCTTGTTCTGCAACAATTACGTTGGTTACAACCCCATCTTCTATTTTTGCATAATGTGCCATTTTTTATTTTCCTACTACGTTAAGTAACGGACGATAACGACACCTGATCCGCCTGCGCCACCCTGAGTACTTCCAGCGCCAGTAGCACCACCGCCGCCACCGCCTGTATTCGCTGATCCGTTTGCACCACTATTTTGCGAACCCGAACCACCCGCACCTCCACCGCCTGAACCACCAGAACTTGATTGGTTGGGTTCTTGGAAAGCACCGCCACCGCCACCACCTGCTCTTGTTGTGCTGGTTCCATTAATTGCTGAAGCTAATCCATTACCCCCATTACCGCCGTTGGCTGATCCACCATCCGCTCCAGAACCTGCTGCACCCGCTGCACCAGCACCACCACCGCCGCCGCCTGATTCTCCCGTTCCCGGATTGCCTCGACCACCCGCACTACCTTGATTTGCGGTTGCAGCACCACCTGCAAACGCACCGTTACCCCAATCTGACCCGCCGCCGCCTGATCCACCGTCACGACCAACTCCATTGTCTCCTTCGCCGCCACCGCCACCGCCGCCACCCGTTGAAGTAATTGAGCTAAACACACTGTTAGACCCTTGAGTACCAACCGTCTGACCATCAAATGCTGTGGCAGCACCGCCAGCACCAACAGTTACAGTGTAGTCCCCTGATGATAGATTAAGCACAGTTTCAGCAGAAGAATTACCACCAGAACTTTCACCAACAACAGAAGACCTGTAACCCCCAGCACCGCCAGCGCCGTAAAGGCCAGCACCGCCGCCAGCACCCGCAACAACTAAATACTCAACATCACCCGTACCAGCACTAATAGTAAATGTCCCAGAGCTATTAAACGTGTGTATTGTGTAGTCGCCGGATGTAGTTTTTGTTCCACCAGAAGCAGTGATTGGTGGCAAACCAGCGACAGAACCAAAACCTAAGACCTGATATCCAAAACTCATGTTATACCCCTACGCATCATTCGCTGCGTCAGTAGTAAAGAATAATTTTATACCTAACAGCCTAGCTACACCAGTTTGACCTGATGCACTTACGTCATTGTTTATCTGGAAGAAACACAAATCATTTGCAGCGGGTGATCCAGCAATCGTTACTGCGCCACTTTCTGCTGAAACCATTAAGTCGTTTGAAGTCCCAGAGTGGGCAAGAGCAGTAGTCGCTACGAGTGTGCCGAATGCTGTGTTGATTGTGTCATCAGAAGAAACGGCAATGCCACCAAGCTGCCAAACCATAGTGCCTGTGTTTGTTCCAGTAACTGTCCAGAAAGGTTGGTAGGTTAAGGTTCCTTCATTCCACGACTTAGGAAAGGCGATTGCAAACTGAGCAAAATCATCCGCCGCAGCAGCAAAGTCTAAGACCTTTAGGTCAGGGCGAAGGGCTGTAGTCTCAACCTGTGTTAAATCAGAGCATGGATTAGTTGTGCTTGGATACATAGCCGCAGCGGGAACCCAGATAGATTCTTTGCCGACCTGTTTAAGTGTACCTGCCCCATCAACTAAGTTAAGTTCAGCGGCTGTAGATGTAACTCCATCAAGAATGTTAAGCTCTGCGGCTGTACTAGTAACAGCAACGCCACCAATCTGAACGCCGTTACTCAAGTCAGGCTTACCGTTACCCGCTAGGTCAACGATTGCGTCTGTGCGAAGTGTGGACATTATGATCCCCCCAAAGTTGGCCAAGTAATACTATTAGGAAAGCCAGCCTGTGCAGGTACATTACGTAATGCAGTCCTATAGGTGGTCATGGCGGAAGTCATAGTTACATCACTGTTGCCCGTCCAATCAGTGGCTGCAATTAGTTTATCTCGTTCTTCACGAACAGCAGCAGATGCACGAGCTACTGCTGTGTCAGTATGATTTTGTTCTAAAGCATCAAAGTATGTTTCTTCTTCAGCAGTACACTGGACCCTCACACCATTAATGTTATTATATCTAGGCATTTGCTATCCCATACATTACAATTTCTCCTGCTTCTATATTACCTGACACAAACAGAAATCTAATTGCATCTACGTCTGCAGCTTCATTTCTATTCCCAGCCAAACCCGCATATATGCCGTTATTTATTATGCCACCATTGGTAGTCATGCCAACCACAGAAGATCGGCCATATGTAAAAGCAGTTGCGTGAGGGGCGAACAGTTCAAACTTACCTGAAGCACCGTATTCATGAGTATCGTTTCCTAATGTGTCAGCAACAAAAAGTCCTATTGCGTCATTCAATCCGCCTGCATAATGGTAATCTCCATTAGTAGAAGCAAAGTTAGTGCCGCCATTAGTGCTTGTTTGAGCAGCAAGAGACTGAGCGTCAGTCGCTGGTTTAACGTGTTGTAACATAAATACATAGTGGTCAAACTTAGATGCATCAAACGCTGTAAATACTACGCTTGCTGTACCATCCGAAATAGCCCCTGATGATGCTATAAATACCATAGAGCCACCAGTAATCTTAGTACCCATATAGGTAGCTAAAGTCTCAACTTTGGTCATACGCATTGTACCACCATCGTTTGTTAGAAAACCGTCACCGTCTGCAACAGCAGTAGTACCTCTAGCTGTGCCACCATCAATCAAGTTAATCTCTGCTGCTGTTGATGTAACCCCATCTAGGATATTAAGTTCTGCGGCTGTTGATGTTACCCCATCAAGAATATTCAATTCAGCAGCAGTACTAGTAACTCCATCAAGGATATTAAGCTCTGCGGCTGTGCTAGTCACACCGTCTAAGATGTTAAGCTCTGCTGGTGTGGCTGTAATGGCTGTGTTACTTGCGGCTGCTAGTAGTGCAATCGTACCTGCAGCATCAGGTAGAGCAATAGCCCTATTCGTACCAGAGTTTGGTGCGGTAATTGTAAATACACCATTACCACTTGCATTTGGTGTAAGGGCTATTTTACTCATATTTCATACTCCGTGTTGTAGTTCTTATGTTTTAAGGCGCAGTAGGCCAAGTAATACTGCTAGGAAACCCAGCCTGTGCAGGTACATCTAAAAGAGCGGTTCTGTATGTAGCCCATGCAGTTCGTTGCTCTGATGTTAGTGCAGCCCAGCGCAGTGCATTACCCGCAATAGGATCAACAACTGTTACTAGTAAGCCATCCCGCTTAGATCGTTCAGTTACGGCTAAAGCTGTAGTTATTTCTGCAGCGGTAGGAGCAACATAGGCTACAAAGTCTGTACTGATTAAAGCTAATATTGCATCGTTGTTAATGGTTGTGTCGGTATCAGCAGGGTCTACTGTGTAAGGTATCCAACCGTAATCAGGGTGATTAATCTCAACTTCCATACGAGCGTTGTCTGCTTGTAACGACTTTGCGTTGCGTACTTGTGTAATTGTAATGTTCATTATGCTGTCCTTACGAATAGAGCGCCAGATACGTTTGCGTTACTTGCAGTTGAACCGCCGTTATAGTAGCCTATGTTCCCCATAAGCCGCCAAGTTCCTGTCAAAGTAGAAGTACTAGACCCACTTGTACCACTACCCCCAGCATAAGTATTAGCTGTACGAATATTGCCTCCCGCAAAGGTAGCACCCCCATTGTGAATACCAAGCCCAGTATGAAATCCCAAGCAATAAGTTCCAACGGCATTAAAGGTTGTACTAGCGCCTACACCCGCTGTCATATATGTTTTAACGGTCTGAACAGTGGACATTCTCATTGTGCCAGCGTCATTAATAAGTATACCGTCACCGTCAGCTAAGGCTGTTGTACCTCTTGCAGTACCACCATCTATGAGATTAATCTCTGCTGCGGTAGTTGTAACACCATCCAAGATGTTTAACTCAGCAGCCGTAGAGGTGACTCCATCTAGGATATTAAGTTCTGCTGCTGTACTGGTAACCCCGTCTAGGATGTTAAGCTCTGCTGCTGTACTGGTAACCCCGTCTAGGATGTTTAGTTCAGCGGCCGTACTAGTAACTCCATCAAGTATGTTTAGTTCTGCTGTAGTACTGGTCACTCCATCTAATATGTTAAGCTCTGCTGTAGTTGATGTAACACCATCTAATATATTAAGCTCTGCGGCTGTGCTAGTTACCCCATCTAGGATGTTAATCTCAGCACCTGTGGAAGCAATGGCAGTTGACCCTAGAGTTATACCTGCTGTTGTTACACCGTTTGTACCATCTAATAGTATTGTCATATTATATTACCACCAATCTTGAACCGTCACTAACTGTTATCGTAACACCATCCGCAATAGTTATTGGTCCCGTAGTCATTGCGTTTCTATTAGCAGGGA